GAATATACTAACGAAGATGGACAAAAGGTTCGTGTAGATATAGATCAAGACTTAACAGAAAAGGAAGAAGAAGCTTTTTCATCTAATCATTATTCTAATTTAGCAGAAGAATTAGATAATCAAGAAGTTTTAAATATCGGTAAATCTTTAATAAAAGCTTTTGAAGATGATAAGTCTTCTAGAAAAGATTGGGAAGATCAATACTCCAAAGGTCTTAAAATGTTAGGAGTAGTTGTAGAAGATAGACAAGATCCTTTCCCGGGAGCTTCGGGTGTTCATCATCCATTAATGTCAGAAGCAGCAACACAATTTCAAGCAAGAGCTATTGGAGAAATGTTTCCAGCAGGTGGTCCTGTTAAAACACAAATAGTTGGTAAACAATCAGATAAAAAATTAGAACAAGCTCAACGTGTACAAGACTTTATGAATTATCAAGTTACAAATCAAATAACAGATTATTTTAATGAACTTGATCAATTATTATATTATTTAGCTTTAGCAGGATCGGCTTTTAAAAAAATATACTTTGATAATTCGTTAGATAGAATTTGCTCTAAGTTTGTTCCAGCAGATCAATTTGTAATTTCTATGGAAAATACAGATTTAGAAACAGCAGAAAGATATACTCAAGTAATGAAACAAACTACTAACGAAATTAAAAGAAAACAAATTGAAGGATTTTATAGAGATGTACCTACTTCTCAAAATCAAGGTGGACAAAGTACAGCAGATGTAGTAGAACAAACTTTACAAAAATTAGAAGGTATGACACCTTCTATGGCAGATAAAATACACACTATTTTAGAAATACATGCTGATATAGATATAGGAGAAGACGAATCAGGTTTAGCATTACCATATATCGTGACTGTAGATTATGAAAGTGGACAAACTTTAGCTATTAGAAGAAATTGGAAAGAAGATGACCCACTGAAAAAGAAAAGAACTTATTTTATTCATTACAAATATTTGCCAGGTTTAGGATTTTATGGATCTGGTTTAATACAATCTATTGGCGGTCTTCAACACGCAAGTACAGGTGCATTAAGAGCTTTATTAGATTCAGCAGCTTTTGCTAATCTGAACGGAGGTTTTAAAGCTAAAGGTGCAAGAATTGAAGGCGGCGATATTACAGTTTCACCTGGTGAATGGGTCGATGTCGAAGCATATGGCGATGATCTCCGAAAATCGTTTATCCCTCTTCCATTTAAGGAGCCATCGCCGACCCTCTTACAATTATTAGGAGTATTAACAGAATCAGGTAGAAGATTTGCAAGTATAGCAGATGCTATGGTTGGTCAATCAGCTGGAAGTGGTCCTGTAGGAACTACGATAGCTCTTATTGAACAAGGTTCTAAAGTATTTAGTGCAATTCATAAAAGATTACATCAAGCTCAAGGTAGAGAATTTAAATTAATTTATGAATTAAATGGAGAATTTTTAGATGATGAATATCCATACGATGTAATTGGAGAAAGAAAAACAATTAGAAGAAAAGATTTTGATCAAGCAGTAGATGTTGTTCCAGTATCTGATCCTAATATTTTTTCTCAAGCTCAAAGAATTGCATTAGCTCAAACTGGTTTACAACTTGCACAACAAGCACCAAATATTATTGATACTAAAGAAGCTTACAGAAGATTTTTACAATCTTTAAATATTCCTGATTATCAAGATTTAATAATTCAAGATGAAGAAACACCTAGACGAGATCCTGTTTCTGAAAACATGGCTTTATTGAATGGAAAACCAATTAAAGTTTTTGAAGATCAAGATCACCAAGCTCATATTGCTGTACACCAACAATTTATGATGGATCCTAGGTTTGGTGGAAATCCACAAGCTAAAGAAGTTTTATATCCATTAATGATGGCTCATTTAGGTCAACATATGGCGTACCTATATCAACAACAAATGCAAGCTCAAGTACCAGAAGGCATACCTACTTCAACTGGAGAAATTAATAAAGAATTAAGAGATGAAGATACTACTGAAGTTTCTATAGAACAAGAAAATAGAATTGCAGTTGCAGCTGCACAAGCAGCTCAAGGTTTAATGGGAAGTATGCCACCGAATCCAGAACAACAAAAACAACAAATAGAAATGCAAGAGAAACAAGCGAGTTTACAATTAAAAGCAGAAGAGCTTAATATTAGAAAAGCTAGATTTGCTGAAGGAGTAAAAGACAAGGAAAGAACGCAAGCAAGAAAAGATGCTGAAACTAAAGCTAAGATAGTTGAAACAGCTTCTAGAGTTGCGAGAAGAAGTGAATAATGGCTGACCCTAAAAAAGGAACAGGTAAAAAACCTAAAGGTTCTGGTAGAAGACTTTATACTGATGAAAATCCTAAAGATACTGTAGGCATTAAATTTGCAACACCAACTGATGCCAGAAAAACAGTTGCTAAAGTAAAAAGAATTAATAAACCATACGCAAGAAAAATACAAATTTTAACTGTTGGAGAACAACGAGCTAAAGTTATGGGTAAATCTAAAGTTGCATCAATATTTAAAAAAGGAAAGGAATCTATTAGGAAAAAACATGGCAGTAAAAGCAGAAGAAATAAGAAAAGCTAAAAAATTTTTAGAAAATAAAAATCTTTCAATATCAATAATTAAACCTAGATTATTTGCTCAAGCTTCTGTTGAGTTAAATAAAAATTTTAATGATACTTTAAGATTTATAAAAAATAAAATTTATGGAACGACTAATAATAGCAATCAAAAAAAAGATTAAAGAGTATGACACAGATTTAGGTAAAAATTTGTTATCTAAAGGTGTAGATAAGATTGAAGACTTCAAAAGAATACAAGGAATGTCTGTAGGGCTTAATAAAGCTCTAGAAATAATTGAAGAAACTACTCAAAAATATAAGGAAGGAGATATAGATGATTAGTCAAGAAATATGGGCAACTGACAGTGATGTACCAACACCAGAAAAAGTACCACAGCCAGTTGGTTATAGAATTTTAATTAGACCAAGAGGTGTAGTTGAAAAAACAAAAGGAGGAATTTATTTAACTGATACAAATAAAGAACAACAAAGTTATTTAAATTCTGTAGGACAAGTTATTGCTATGGGACCAGAATGCTATGGCGATAGAAAAGCACCATGGTGCAAAATTGGCGATTGGGTTGTATTTGGAAGATACGCAGGAGCCAAAATTTCTGTACAAAAAGTTAAAATGGTGTTAATTAATGATGATGAGGTACTTGCAACATTGGACAATCCAGAAATAGTATCTCAACAATTATAACATACGTTAGTTTAAACTAACGACAACATAGGAGAAAACTATGATAGAAGAAAATAACAATGAGAAAGAGTTAGAAGTAAAGCTAGATGAAAATCCAACTGAAAAAGAAATAGAAGTTCCACAAAACCCTATTGATGCTTTAGTTGAAAAAGCTGAAACTGAAGAAAAAGAGAAAGAAAATATAGAAACACCTGAAATAAAAGCTGAAGATAAGAAAAAAGTACCAGCTTATTCAGATGATATGCCATATTCTGAAAAAGTTCGAAAAAGAATTGCTAAAGAAGTGGCAAAAAGAGCAGAAGCAGAACAAAAAGCTGTTAATTTAGAGCAAAGACTTGCTGAGTTAGAGAAAAAAACTTTTGATTTGGCTAGTAAATCTTTAAAAAACAATTATTCGTCAGTTTCTGCTGATCTAAAAACAGCTATTGAAGAAGGTAATACTGAAAAACAAGTAGAGCTTTATGAAAAAATGGCTGATATTAGAGGACAAATGTCTAAAACTGAAGAATTATCTTCTTCGGTACCTAAAGTAGAAAAAAAACCAGCACAAACTCCACCTTTAGCAGCAGATTGGGTTAAAGAAAACAGAGAGTGGTTTAATAAACCTGGCTTTAGAAAAGAAACTGCTATGGCTTATGGCATAGATGCAGAACTTACTGAAGAAGGTTGGGATGTTAATGATCCAGATTATTATATTGAAATGGATAAAAGACTTAAAGCATCTGGAATGGCTTATTTTTCTAAAGAGGAAAAAGATACTGTTCAAAGTAATGAAAATGTAGTACAAAAAAACAACAGAGTGCAATCTCCTGTAGCTGGAGTTTCTCGTAAAAAAGGAACAGACAGTAATAGAGTTAAGCTAACTCAAGATGATATCAGAACTGCGCAAACTTTTGGTATTGATATTAATGATGAAGCGGCACTAAAGCGGTTTGCTAAAGAAGTAAAAACCTTTAGCAACAATACGTGAAGGTAAAGGAGCACGACTATGAGTAATAAAATAAATAACGAAACTAGAGCTGAAAAAGCAAAGGTTTCACAATGGCGCCCTAGTAATTTATTGGAGGCTCCTGCACCAAGACCTGGTTACAAACAGAGATGGATTGCAACTATGGTACTCGGACAGGAAACACCAACAAACGTAGCTAAACGATTGAGAGAAGGTTGGCAACCTCGTGACCCTAAAACGGTTAAAGATGCTGATCATTATCCAACGATAG